TAGAAAAGATGTTTGATGTATCACCAGTATATAGGGCTGCTTATGATGCCACTACTGTTAGTGTGGATACTAGGGGCTTAGATGAAGCCAAAGCCAAAGATAAGAAGGAAATGGAAGAATACTACAGACAACTTAGGGAAGGAATAGAATGATGAATAGCGTAGAACTTATAGACAAACGTAACCAGTTAAAGATTCAAGCAGAAGCCATTATATCCAATGCGGAAAAGGAAGTAAGGAAACTGGATACAGATGAAACGGAAAAGTTAGAAGGCCTGAAGAAACAGATGGCAGATATAGATAATGAGATTAGACAATTAAACGAGAAACTAAACAAAGAAACCAATAAAAGAAGTATGGAAAAATTTTCATTATTAAAGGCTATCAGTGATGTAGCCAACAACCGCCAATTAGACGAGCGCAGTCAAGAAATAGTAAATGATGGTATTTCTGAAATGCGTAAAGCTGGCTTATCATACAGTGGCCAGATTGTACTTCCAGTAGAGGAAAGAAGCACCGTACAAGCTACCGTAGCTACTGCTGGCTAGGAGATAGTAGCAGAAGATAAACTTAACATCTTAGAACCACTTAGGGCAAATCTGGTAATGGTTAATGCCGGTGCAAACTATATGACCGGCTTAGTTGGTAACGTATCCATTCCGGCTTATAGTGGAAGTAATGTAGGATGGGCTGGCGAAATAGCCGCTGCTAGTGATGGTGCTGGTACTTTCAGTGAAGTTACCTTAGAGCCTAAGCGTATCACTGCCTATCTGGATGTATCAAAGCAATTCCTTTTGCAAGATTCTGTTAGTGCTGAAGCACTTTTGAAGAATGATATAGTAAAGGCCATTTCAAACAAACTGGAAGCTACTATCTTAGGTGATGCCGCTGGTAGCACTACACAACCAAAGGGAATCTTTAACGGTGTGGGTACTATTGAAGATACATCCTATACTACTATGGTAGGACTTATCCAGACTTTAGAGGAATCTAATGTTAGCGGTGATATTAAGTATATCGTATCACCTGCTATCAAAGCCAAACTTAAAACCACTTCTAAGGATTCTGGTAGTGGTTTGTTTGTGATGGAAAATGGTGAAGTAGATGGTATCCCTGTACTTAGTACTTCTGCTTGCAAAGGTATTGTAGTAGGTAACTTTGAAGATTATGTTATCGGCCAATGGGGTGCTATTGATTTGACTATCGACCCCTATTCGCAAGCTACCAATGGCAAAGTAAGATTAGTGGTTAATGCCTACTTTGATGCTAAACCCAGACGAGCAGAAGCATTTGTAGCTAAAACCTTAGAAGATTAATACTGTTATTAATGGATAGAAGCTATGTTTACGACATTAGAGAAAGCAAAGAAACACCTGAATATAGATGATTCCTTTACTGGGGATGATGCCTATATAACGGATTTGATTACAGTGGCCGAAGATGCAGTATCAAAGCATCTAGACATAGCTTTGGATGATTTGGTAGTGGATGGGTAGTTACCATCCGCTATCATTCATTCCATCCTTCTACTGGTTGGTAATCTTTATGCCAATAGAGAACCAACGGCCTACAGTACTGTAATCAAAGTACCATACACCTTAGATTATCTTCTGGGATTACACAAACATTATTATCTACCTTAAATATGCGAGCTGGACTTTTAACGGAAAGAATAGATGTACTGAAGCCAGTAGTTACCGTTAATGATTACGGTGAAGAAACTACAGACTGGCAGAACATATACACTACTAAGGCCAGACTGGTACACACTGGGGGAAACAGAATGAATGTTAATGATGAAATCTTCTATAGCTATACAAAGACATTCCAGATAAGAAACTATGTACCAGTATAGGATTACTATAGGATTCTATGGGATGGTAAACAGTACAGAATCTTAGATATTGAACCAGATAGACAATAGCAACAGATAACAGTAAAAACGGAACTAGTGAATGATTGATACACTTAACATAGGTAAATACATCTATTCTGTACTGAAGTTTACAGATGTAGGTGTTTATCCCCTGGTAGCTGATAATGATGCTAAATTCCCTTTTATCGTATATAAAAGAATAGGAATGGCTAGCAGTGGGTGCAAAGATGGATACTATGAAGATATGGTATCCTATGAAGTGGCAATAGTAACAGATACATACATTAACGGTGTATAGATAGCAAACAATGTAAGGGCATTACTGGAAAGACAGTATGTTACATTTGAAGATATGGAAATAAGTGATACTGTGATTACTATGGCTAGTGAGGAATACAGTAATAACGCTTATATCCAGAAGATACAATTTCAATCAACTATAAATAACAAATAATATGGCTGCACAAATAATTAAAGGAAGGGATTTGATGCTGTTTGATAGTACTGGCAAATCCTATGCCTATGCAACAAACCACACTTTAACCATTACGGCTGAAACTACCGATATTTCAAGCAAAGACCACGGTATTTGGGGTGCTTCAGAAGTAGCTAAGTATTCTTGGGAAATCACTTCTGAAAACCTTTTCACTACAGATAGTTATAATGCTTTGTTTGATTCTATGATAGATGGCACTGCCATTACTATCCGCTTTGGTATCAAATCACAGACTGATAACACAAAGACGGTGGCAGATGGGGATTATACTAACTGGACTTCTGCAAATACTGGCTACTATGAAGGCTAGGTGTTTATCACTTCTTTAGTAGCTAATGCGAACAACGGAGAAAATGCCACTTATTCAGTAACACTTACTGGAAGTGGAAAGATTACAAGAAAAACCACTTAATAAATAAGCTATGGGTAGCAAAGTAATTAAAGGAAGGAACTTAATGCTATTCAAAACCAAAGGGCAAGGTAGCAGTGCCTATACTGATAGGGTAAAGGCTTATGCTACTTCCCACACATTAACACTAACTGGCGAAGTATAGGAAATAAATACAAAAGACCATTCTGTAAGTAGTGCTTTGGTACTGGGTAAGTATAACTGGGAAGTATCTACAGAAGGCTTATTTACAGAAGATGATTTTGATAGCCTTTTTGATGCTATGGTATCTGGGGAAACCTTTAATGTTATCTTTGGCATAAAGGCAGAAGATGATTCTTTAGGCCAGAACATAGTAGATGGGGATTATGAAACCTATACAAATGATAACCTGAACTACTATAGTGGGAATGTGCTTATTACTTCACTGGTAGCCAATGCCAACAATGGGGAAAATGCCACAAACAGTATCACCTTTACTGGGGTGGGAAAACTGGTGGCTACCTTCAACTGGGAAGATGTTACTTCTAAGCTGATTAAAAACAGTGCCCTTATAGTTGGCCTTACTACTGGTGATATATTAAGTTGGACTTTTAGCAATAGTTCTGTAAGTAGTCTGGATGAAACAAACTACTGGAAGCGTTAGGGGTATTCGATATGGAGGAATAACAGTAATGATAAATCCGTTTACTAGGATATAGTAGTACCTTATACTGGTATCTACAGATTATCCGTTAAGCATTATTCCACTTACGAACAAGACCCTACCGTAGAAAGATAGTATGGTGTTTGCAAAGTGATGTATTACAACGAACAAGGAACTTTAATTAATACTACAGAATTGGCTAGTAATGCTAGTGAATCTACTATTATGAGGGGTAAATCCAGAAGTGCCTTAACTTCTAATGATACTACAGTAGAAATAGACGGTGTTACATACTATGTGCCTAACTTTATGAATGAAGGCTCTGTTTAGGCTTATTTGAGTGATGACCGCTATTTACTGCAAACACAGAACAGATTAAGAAAAGGACAAAAGATAAGAATAGTTTTGGGGCAAACTAGCGGTGGCACTAAGACTGATGCCGTTTATAGTTAGCTCAAACTGGAATACAAATTTGAATAAGGCTACTTAGCCTATCTATAGGGGTAGTAGATACTTTTCTATTACCCCTATATTAATTTAAGGAATCAATATGGAAATATCTATTAATAACAAACAAATCAAACTGAAGTACACCATTAGGGCTATGATGATGTATGAAAATATCACTGGTGGTACTTTGCAACCATCCAGTTTAACAGATGTAATAACTTTCTTCTATTGTGTAGTACTGGCTTCATCTATGGATTACAGTATTAAGATGGAAGATTTCATAGACTGGTTAGATGAACACCCAGACACCATTAATGAATTTGGTGAATGGCTTTAGAATGTAGCCACAAACAATAACAAGCTAAAAAAAGACTAACCGCCGACAAAGAAAATGGTGGGGATGCCCCTAAGTGTATCTACCACTATCTGTTTAGCCTGCTGGTATTCCAGTTTAGGGTAATGGATGTAGCCTACTTCCTAGATGTATGTACTGACTGGGAAATAAATGATGTACTGGATAATCTGGCATATCTGGATAGGAACCTGTGGGAATCCCAGAGATTAAATGCTTTTGTTACTGCTTAGGTAAACAGTAAGAAACGGCTTACCCTTTAGGATGTATGTACTTTCAAATGGGAAGATGAACCCTAGCCATAGAAGTAGCCAGAGGAAATAACCAAAGAAGATATAAGCAGATTACAGAAACTATCTTAGAAATGGGAAAGACAAAACTAATTTTTGATACATACGATATAGAAAAAGCATCTTCTGAAATACTACAGAATATAGATAAGGCAGTAGTAGCATCTGCCTTTAGGATTCGGGATGATGCCAGATAGATTTTCATTAGTAGTGCCAGTATATACAAAACACATTCAAACGGTCATAGCTATAGAGATTTGGCCAGTGGTATTATGGTAGGTAAACTTAGATCTTCACAGATAAAGATACATTCTTTGGGT